TTAAAATAATATTAAAAATAATATATTAACACAATCTACAATAAACGTATTAAATACGACTATTACAAAAACAATCATAATGACAATTGTTAACTATTATATAAAGAATATTAATTTATATAACTCAAATATAACTGATTCAACAATATCTGATTCGATTACATCCAACTCGATTACGGATGACCTTCCAATAAATGCAAATATTCGTATAAAAATTAATCCAGATGACACGAATATCTCTGATGAAAGTATAAGACTATTATTAACCCATTCTCTAAATAAGATTATCCTTGATAACCTAACTCTATTAGAAATATCTAAACTAAATGAATCCTACTATGATACATACATCGCATCTTTATCTACAGATATTATTTGTCCTTCAATAATTAACCCATATGATATCTTAGTAAGTGCTACTCTACATATTAAATTATTTCAGAATACTATTTATAATGCTATTTTGAATCAAGATCTAAATTTTCATACATGTATTCAAAATATGCTTATATCATACCCCAATAATATGTTAACGCTACGAGAGTTAGAGGTGCTTTTTGCGACATGTATATATGCACAACTTTCTACGTCAAATGTTATTGCAAAGATTGCTTTAATATTTAATTTATCAATTCAAGATGATACGATACAAATTAAATTGAGCCCAAGTCCAAGCCCCAAACCTATCCCAATATTAATTTCTACTCCTAGTCCTAGTCCAAGTCCGACTCCAACTCCGCTATCTATTCCGAGTCCTACTCCAATCCCACCTATTAGAAAATATTCTATATATATTATAGTTGGGATTATTGTGGGGATTATATTATTTATGGGAGGGATATCCGTATTGTTTTATTCATTTATCTAAGCAATAAAAATTAATAAAATTAAATTAATTTTTATTGAATAATACTAAAAGCCAATGCTGTATAACCATTTGTGATTCGTAAAACATTATATGATATTGCATAAAGTTTAAAAGTTAAATCAGTCTGACTCGATACATCATGAAGAGAACCTGGGATAATATTATAATCAAGTTCAGAAGACATATATGAAAAAGCTTGGGGGTTGAGAGTAAAACTCATCATAACATCTTTTAATCTACTCATATTTAATGTTCCGGATGGTTGTATCTCTTCAGGATATAATGCAAATGAATATGTATTTACCCCATCTGAAGGCGTTGTTCGATGATTTTGATAGGGTTGAACATAATTGTAATACTGCCATACACCGAGTGAAGCAGCAACTTTTTCATATCCATTCAAAGTAAGACTCATTGATACCATTGGATTTCCACTAGTACCTAGTGTAAAATTATTAAAATTACCTGAATTACGACCAGTTGTATCTGTACGATAGACTGATTTTTGAAAGAACCATAAAAATTCTTTACAAGGATGTTTAAAATCTAGATGATTTGTATAGGAGAGTTGATTTACAGTGTCTGTTATAATCTGAGTTGACTCTATTAGATATTCATGAGAGGATTGTGCAAATTTTTTTCGTTCTAATTGATCTAAAAAAATATAATCCATAAATAAACTAACATTGAGATTATACGATTTACTATTCCACAAATCTTCTAATGTATAATTATATGATGATAATGATTGAATTGTTCCGCAATCATTAATATTTCTGAATTTTATTTTAAATGACATATCATTATAATTTGATGCAATGAGAGGGTATGCTGAACCATAATTTTTAGTAAACCAAAATTGCATAGGGATATACAAAGTATATGCGGGTTTTGTCTTAGAATTATACTCGGTTAATTCTGGAACATTACCGATTAATACGTCATATGTAGGTTCTAAAGTTGTATAATGTTTTAATTCGTATAATAATTGTAAAAATTCTCCCTCAGTTCGGTCAATAAATTCACCCCCAATATATACATCAATATATTCAATTATATTATGTCCCAGATATGTATTCCAAGAAAAATTTAAATTTGATGTACTTGTCGGAGAAGTTAAAATCTGATTTTTATTGTACAATGCGAAATAATATTGTTGAACATTTATAGAAGATTTGATACAATTTTGAGAAATCGATAGGACTTGACTAATTACATTAGGATCGGTAGATGGAGAACTAAGGATATTGGTTAGACTAAGATAAATATTACTCGTCTTGAGTAAATATTTTAACCCATCAGATAAAGATTCAGAATATAAGTTTTCAAAATTATTTTTTGCAGTTTGACCATCACCATTAATAATAATATTTAAATCATTCAAAATATCAGTCGTATTAATATTTACAACTGATGTATCTCTTAGGATAGTTCTATATGCTGCAGTATTATATTTCATAAAGGTTACAACTGTATTATAATTTGTTTGATATACTGTATTATTTGGTATATTGGGAGGATTAAATTCAAATTCAGCAAATGAAAAATATGTCTGAGGAATATCTATGGCAATAGAGGTTTTGCTTACGAGATCGCCTATTCTTGGGACAATTATTTCTATTATTTGTCCGAAATTAGTTGTTGTATTTGGATATATTTCATACGATTCTATAGAGAAATTTGTATATCTTCTATATGCAATTTTAAATAAAGTTATTTGAGGGGCGCCTGTTAAATATAGATCATTGCACCCATAACATGCTACATTTAATATTCCAGATGGCATTATATATATGATATTATATATATATAATTTTAATTCATTTAGTCTCGTATTAAAAATTATTTAGTCTCGTATTAAAAATAATATTATCTCATCTTATATATATGGTTAATCTTCATAATCCAATCCCAATCTCTTATAAACAAAAAAACTATATCATATTACAAACCTTATATAAATCTCATAAAGTTCCAATATTGATTGATTCAATTACGTACGAATATATTAAAGATAATCTAAATAATTGGACTCTTCATTCGACGGGATTTCTTTCTAAGAAAATAAATATAAAAGAACAACCTAAGACAATTTTTCTTCATGAGATACCGATGATGATTTTTGAAAAACAACTTAAAAAGATTCCTATATTGCATCAAAATAAAATCCCTATTGATAATCGTTACGAAAATTTATCTTATGATATTCTTAATAAAGATTATACTAAAAATTTAAATAAAAAAAATAGAATTATCAACCTATCAGACGCTAATATAAATGTCGAAGATATACCTACATATGTATGGTATCTTAATCCAGATTCTTCACACGGGGAACGATTTCAGGTAGAGATTGGTCCTCTTAGATGGAAGACTTGTTCTTCTAATAAATATTGTTTGAGATATAAATTAGAGGAGGCTAAAAAATTTCTTCGTCATATCTTAACAACTAAACCAGATTTTTTTAATTCTTATTCAATGAATGGCGATCTGAATAAGAATGGGTTAGAATCAAAGAAAGATTTTTATGCGATTATTAAACTTGGAGGGTTTGCATATGAGGGGGATTTTGATTCGCATAAGAATTCTATAAGGTGTTTACGAGAAGACCTATCAGACTTATCTCTGATTGAGATAAATAGATTAAAAGAGTTAGAATTTAATTTGTAAAAAATTGAAATTTATAATATATTAATAAATTCATATTAAATTTATTAATATTATTCCTATTATTCCTATTATTCCTATGTATAATTTGTATCAGATATCAGAGATCAGATATAAAATATTCATTTTACAAAAACCAATCCAAAATGAGTTTTATCATCCCATCTAACTTTGCTCCGTATGTATCAATTTTAACTCTACGAGAATTGGGGATTACTTTAGAATTAGGAATTGGAAAAGGACGTTATCAATGGGAAAAATATTACTCTCCCAATAATCTCAGTGAATTGACACAGATTAAGGAAATTTTGGCAACTGCTCCATCAACTCCGATACCTGCTGGTTCAACTTCTGGAGATGTCCTTGATCCAACAATTCGAAATTCAGATTCAATATCATCTGATTTTGTCGGGATCAATTTTGAGTATAAGCAGTGGGGGGATGATTATCATTATAATGGTCAGATTCATCCCAAGGAATTTTCACAATTCCTCTTTGCAAAAGGGAAAATGCCATATTTCGAAAGAAATCTTTGCAGAATGATGAGATATGGTCAGGGACAACATTTTGACACCTTTCATTTTGATACGTTAAAGGGAACTCAATGTGGAACTTTTCTTTGTGTGCTGCCTGGAGGCTTTGAGGGGGGAGATTTGGTTTTTTCTTTAGGCGAGGAAGAATTCGTTGTGCAAACTTCTATGTTTGACCAACCAATGGTGATTGCATTTGGACAAATCCTTCACAAATGCACTCCAATTACTAGAGGGGTACGCTATGTGATAAAGACCACACTCGAATCTTCATTGGATGTATTTGGCGAGACCCATCAAAAATCATTTACGACGAAGATGGTTGATGAGTACTTGACAAAGTTTTCACCAACTGGTAAATTTGATTCGGTCGAATGGAAATCTCAACAGAAATTGGTCATTCCAGATATCTCAGATGTGTTGGATTCTATTCAAAAAGAATTCACACGGTCATTGGCAGATATTGCGGAATCTGTTGAGGATGATTGTTTCAGTTCTCAGCAAGCCGAGAGAAAGAAAAAAAATTTATTGGATGCATTGGAAAGTGCAGTGCGTGATATTATGACAAAGTTTAAAACTTTCTCTAATGCTGCAGTTTCCGCAAGTACAGAACGAGACGATTCTTGCGATGAAAAATCATTCATTCCGAACAAAAAATCCCATCCTCCTCATATTTTTGTTTTGGGTAGCTGTTTTGATGAATGCACTGATTTAACTTCCTACCCTCCTCATTATGTAAGGGCGATTCAATGTGCGATTAAAAATGATTATACAGTTATTCCTTACAATTTGCAATTTAAAAAGATGGTTGATTTTGAATCGAAAGAATCTACTTATGATGTCCCCTATCCAGAATTCTCTTATACATACCTGAATGAAATTCAGATGGGGAAACAAGTTGAGTTTCATTCCGAGTACAATGATCAATCTGGAAATGATACTACTACGACGTATGAGTGCACATGTTTGTTAGTTTTACAAAGTAGTTAGAGTTGGAGTTAAAGTTAAATTTTATTTATTATTTTGTTATATTTGTTAGATGCTATGTTAGATACTCTGTTAGATACTCTGTTAGATACTCTTATGTACCATATAAAATAATAATCTTTAGATTATTATTTTTAGCTGCAAAAATCAATATAACTTTGTTATATACTCTTATGTACCATATTATTAATATAAGGGTTGCCTTCTAAACTTAATTCTGGATGCACATCAATTCTACTATTTTCAACACTTCGTAATACGGGTGATTTTGTAAGGGTAAATGGTAATTTTTCATTTAGATCGATTGTCTTAGATAGAGCAGCCCTATTAATTTGTATTCTATCGCAAGATCTTACCATAGTAAAATCAATTGTTGGACCTTTTGAATAATTTGATAAGACAGGACCTCTTCTTTTTTCTATCTTTTCTCTAGCTTCATTTATAACTATATTTTCAGCATCTAATCGAGAGGTTGGTTTTTCATAATATGATTCCCCACCTCCAGCTGCTCTGTCAAGTTTAGAATGCATCTCTCTTCGAGTGACATCGGGAGTCATCAATTCATAATTAATTGCATAACCTTTCGATTTGTCAGAGTTTGCATTAGCTCCGCTATTTGCTCGGTCCAATTTAGAATGCATCTCTCTCCGAGTTACGTCAGGAGTCATCAAATCATAATTAATTGCATAACCTTTAGTTTTGTCAGAGTTGCCATTAGCCCCACTATTTGCTCGGTCTAATTTAGAATGCATCTCCCTCCGAGTTACATCAGGAGTCATTAAATCATAATTAATAGCATAACCTTTTGATTTATCAGAGTTTCCATTAGCCCCGCTATTTGCACGATCTAACTTTGAATGCATCTCCCTCCGAGTTACATCAGGGGTCATTAAATCATAATTAATAGCATAACCTTTTGATTTATCAGAGTTTGCATTGGCGCCGCTATTTGCACGATCTAACTTTGAATGTATCTCCCTCCGAGTCACATCAGGTACATCAGACGGATCATATGCAGTCCCCTTATAAAGATTCCCTGTAATAGCCACCCCATCTCTATCATACATATTATGAATATCTCTTAAAGTCGGGTCATGTACATCAGATGGATCATAAGAATGTCCTTTATAAAGGTTCCCTGTAATGGCTACCCCATCTCTATCATACATATTATGAATATCTCTCAAAGTTGGATCTTTTATATCAGATGGGTCATACGTTTTACTCTTATAAAGATTCCCTGTAATAGCTTGTCCACTTCGATCGTACTCTGCATGAACATCCCTCATAGTAGGATCTTGTACATCGGTTGGATCATACGCAGTTCCTTTATAAAGGTTCCCTGTGATAGCTTGACCACTTCTATCGTACTCTGAGTGAACATCACGCATTGTTGGATCTTGTACATCTGTTGAATCATAATAGACACCTTTATAAAGGTTCCCTGTGATAGCTTGACCACTTCGATCGTACTCATCATGGACATCCCTCATAGTTGGATTAGGAACATCAGAATGATCAACATAATAGGATTTACCTCCCTCTACTAATTTAGAGGGATTCACATAGGATAAGTTTTGTTCACGTTGGGTTGGGTCAGGAATATATTTACGAGAGTCTGTTCTCGCAGATAAACCTTCCACGAGGATTGTATTACGGGGTTCGGCTTCTGCAAAATTTTGTTTAAGTGAACCTTCCCAATGTTCTCTTAATTCTGTTGGAGTTGTTTGAGCGACATCATTTTGAGCTGGACCAAAGTACATAATATCTGTTGTACCTCTATTAACCGTTGCTAAATTTTCTTGAGATACTTTACCATAAATTAATGGAGCTGTAACATAACCAAAATTCTTAACATGACGGTCAGTCCCCCATTCTTTTGTTTTTTCGGGTTTATTTTTCTTTTGTTCTCCAATAAGACCTCTTCTAACACCTCGAACTCCGGATTCGACAACGGGAGCAGTATATGATATTTGTGCTTTGTCTGCAACTCGTAAATCATCAATTGTTTTAACTTGAGGTCTATATGAATTACCCATGGGATTAATTTCATTATTACCTAAATTTAAACCAGGAGTAACCCTTGTTTCTTGAAATGGTCTTTGATTACGTTTTTCTAAGGATGGAATATATCGGTCCGTTGCATGTTTTATATTAACAGGCATACCAAAAATATTAGTTGCATTCATAATTGGATCGAATAATGGTTTATTCTCACATTTAGGTCCTCGTATAGTTTCTTTACCTATATATAATTCCATCTTTCTTTGAGAAA